TATAATATGAAATTATTTGATAGAATATTTGGAAGAAAATCCAGTCAGAAAGATTTGAGTAAGGAAATCATTGATAATGCCAATACAGATCTCAAAGAGGAGGATAGTGATGTAGTTGGATATAAGTATATGGACTCATGTGCCTATAAAATGATCAATCTCTTCAATAAGAATAGTGAGAAAAATGGATCATACCCATATTGTGTAGATTTTTTCAAGAGATCAATTAGATGCGTAGAGAATATTATAGGATCTGATGATAAACTGGTGTCAAAAAACTTGGACAAAAGTCTATCTCTGATGGATGCAATAAAAATGTTCGAGGATTCGCTATATAAATTGAAGATAGATGATAGTATCATATATGGTAAGGGCCTTGATCAGCCAATTATTTCTGACATATCAGAAGATTATTCAGATATACCAACAAATGTTTTTGGAGGCTATTTTATGTATGTGAATACAATCAGACTGGATAGAAAATATGTTGATAACATTTCTGGACGTTCTTCTGGACTTTACTGTCTTATTTCAAGAATTTTAGCTATTCCTACTAAGGATATTGATAATTTCATATTCTGTAATAAGAGTCAATTCAATAGAATGAGGGAACTATCAACTCCAGAAGATTTATTTCACTTGGATGAGGTTCTTAAAGAAAACTATCCAATGACACGACTAGAGTCACTTGGTAATGAAGAAATCGTAGATCACTCATACTTTGGAGATTGGATGTGAACTAATAACTAAAGAATACTAATAAATCAACGAGGGAAAAATTTCCCTCGTTTAACTATAAGAAAATCAATCGATTACCCTATCTATACCCTTAACGAGGGAAAAATTTCCCTCGTTAAATTTAGACCGGACCAATATCAAAAATAAATTTTATAAGTAAATAAGTATAATAATATAACAAATAATAGTATGCAAAACGAATCGAATAAATTATATAATAAAGTAGATATGGAAAGAATGACATCATTACAAATTTCCGAGATAATTAGTAAGCCACACAATGATCTAATGAAGTCAATTAGATCTATGGAGGAGTCTTGGGAAAAAGTAAATGGAAAAAAGTTTATGCTAGTTTATTATGTTGATAGTAAGGGAGAAAAGAGGCCATGCTATTCACTTAATAAAACAGAGACTCTATACATAGCTACAAAGTTCAATGATGAGGCTAGAGCTAAGTTAGTATTACGTTGGGAGCAACTAGAGAAAGAAAACCTAAACAAGAAAATGTACGGTGGATTCGATATTCCAAAGAACTATTTAGAAGCACTAAAGCTGGCGGTAAGTCAGCAGGAGAAAATTATTGAATTAGAGCCAAAAGCAGATTATACTGACAAAGTACTACTGTCTCCCGAAAAGTTAACTACTACCGAAGTAGCTAAGAGTTTTGGTATGAAAAGTCCACAAAAGTTAAATGGTATCCTTGTCAACCTAGGTGTGCAGTATAAAACCAAACATAATTACGTTCTTTGCAGTCCATACTCAGATCTTGGGTACGTAAGAGTGAATACCCACATTACCTCAGATGGAGAGGAGAAGCTGGTAGGAACTACGTATCAACTGGTATGGACAGAGAAAGGAAGAAATTTCTTATACGATCTATTAGTAAAGAAAGGATACTTAGAGAAGAGAAAGGAAGATACGTCGGAAGTACCGACACAGCAGTTTTGAAAGGAAAATATGGCAGTACTAAAAAATAGTGACAAAGACATTGAAATCGTAGCGCTTAAGTTTCCAGATACGGTCAGAATGAGGCCAGGGAAACTAGTAGGTGATACGAACAATCCAGATGTCATACTTCGTGAAGCAATTGACAATGCGAAGGATGAGGCATTTGGAAGTAGTATGTGTACGAAGATCTACATTGACTTGAAACATGGTAGGTCTGGCGGATATTATGTAGTAGCTGATAACGGTAGAGGAATTCCTATCACTATTGATAAAGAGACAGGGAAGACAAAGGCCGACCTTGCAGTTTCCACTCTGGATGCTGGTAGTAAGTTTTCTAAAGATAGTGTAGATGAGATCTCCACTGGAACTCATGGCGTAGGCGTATCCTGCACTAACGCTCTCAGTAAAGAGTTTATTCTACTATCTTGGATCAATAAGGACAACTATTCTAGGTCAATCGACAGCGTAAAAAAAGTGTACAGTGATAATGATGGTAAGGAGATATTCTACTACGTATATTATCAGAAGGGAATAAAGAAAGAAGAGGGGTCTAACACGAAAGAAAGCCTTACAAATAAGTTTGGATTCAGTTTCCCAGACGGCATGCATACGATCGTAGCATTCAGACCTGACGAAACTATTTTTGATGACATTGTATCCTCTTATAGTAAGAAAAACCTTGCTTACACTAAGGTAGTTCTCGATAAGTTCTACAATAAGAAAGTAGAAATTGTAGTAGATGGAAAGGTGATTGACGATACTTTTACTCCATACAAGTTCGAGTTCATAAAGAAGATAGAAATTAAGGAGGAAGGGAAGAAACCAAAGTCAGCAGTTTACTACATAAACTTTGACGTAGATAGTGACCTAGACAAAGGGGAAATCACTGGGTCCGTAAATTCTCTTATAGTTGATAAGGGTAAACACATTGACAGTGCAGTTACCTCATATTCGAGATCTCTGAAGGACTTTTTCGAAATTACTCACAATAGGCTTTTCGATGGACTCTATCTTAATGTGATTGTAGTGTCCCCTGAAGTAGACTACAGCTCACAGATTAAGACTAGGTGTACAAATGTCTCTAGAATTTCTCCTGAGGAAGCTACGAGGTTTCTTTGTCCAGAGTTCAAGAAGATATTTAAGGCAAATAAGGATTACTTCCAGAACCATGTTACTAAGCTAAACCTTCTTAATGAAGCAGTTGCAAAGACATCTGCCATGCAGAAGGTAAGAGAGTTGGTTACTACGTCTTCTGGGGGCAGACAAGTTAGGAGTAAGATTCCAAAAGGAGTTATCGATTGCTCTTCAAACGATGTAAAGAAGAATGAGCTGTTCATCGTAGAGGGGGACTCTGCTGGAGGTACTCTAATTCAAGCAAGAGACGCCAAGCATCATGCGATAATCCGACTCAGGGGAGTTCCAATGAATGCAATTAATGCGGATCTGGAGCAACTAATGAGCAATAGGGAGATGGAGTCCATCATCAAGGCATATGGAGGGGGAGTAAATGAACTTTACAATCCTGACTCTGTAAGGTACGGTAAGGTTATCATAGCTGCCGATGCTGATGTTGATGGTGGTAGGATCGCATCCCTAATTCTCGGAATGTTTGCAAAAAAGATTACTAGATCAATTGAGGATGGAAATATTTATGTAGCTTTGTCCCCTCTATATATCCAAGGAGATAAGTATATTTTCCCAACGGATAACATAGAGAAAGAGTTGAATAGAAATAAGCCATTCACTCGGGTAAAAGGTCTTGGTGAGCTAAACCCACATCAGGCTAAGAAAATCTTCTTTGATGACGATACTAGGAGATTAGTAAAGATAACTTTAGATAGGGTTGACGAAACACTAAAGTTGCTCACGATGTCTAGTGCGAGAAAAGAGTTTATGATTAATATGGGAGTTTTGAAAGATAGGTACAATACAGGAATTATATGATTATCAAGAAATCTATCGGGGACTATGTTGAAGAGTCTCTAAAGATATTTGGAAGTGAAGTAAATAACAATCGTCAGATAGCTTATGTGTATGATGGGTTGAAGACTGTATATCGAAGAGTTATTACAATTGCCCTTAGATATAACAAGATGATTAAGACTGCAAGAATAGTAGGAGATTGTCTTGGAGAGCTTCATCCTCATGGAGACAGTTCAGTGAAGGAGGTTGTTGATAACTTAGTTAGGTTCGGGATCTTCGACGGTCAAGGAAATCATGGAAAGAGGCTGATTCGTGGAGTAGATGCTACAGCGGCTGCAATGAGGTACACTGAGGCTATGATCTCTCAGAAGTATAGAGATTTCTTTGAGAATCTTATGCCATTCGTACCCTATGTGGAAGGTGAGCTTGATGCAATGGAGCCCGAATATCTTCCTACTCCTCTCCCAATCGGTCTTCTTTTTCCAAGAAGTGGAATTGGATTTGGAGTAAACTGTAGATACCCTATGTTCACTATGAAGAGTATGTACGAGGCTCTAATTAATGATGATCCATTTAAGTTAGAGTCTCCGTACGGAATGGTTCTCAATAAAGAGAAATCAGAGATGAAGAAGTTGTGGACCAAGGGCATGGGGAAACTTACCTATGAGTACGTAGTGAAGATGGATGAACTCGAATCTGGTAAGGGAGTCATGGTGTCAGGATCACCGGAGTTGTTCAAACCAAACATTGATAGTAAGTTTGCGGACGAAATCAATAAGGGACAGATTTACTTTATTGATCAAACATCAGGAGACGATACTAAGCTGTTCATAGGGAAGTCTTGGGGAATCAAACAATTCACGGTAGAAGATCTGTATGAGAAGTGTAAGAAGATATTTACTGAGACAAAGCCTTATCGACTGACAGTATCCTTCGGAAAAGAGACATCAATCATACCGCTTAGAGAGTGGCTAAACCTAACGTACAATAACTATCTTAGTCTAATAGAAGTATTTAAGGAGAATAAAGTAAAGAAATATGAGTTTGAAAAACGAGTATATGAAGTTTTGCCTATTGTTGCAAAATGCCAGCTTGAGCATCGAGAATTTGATCCTAAGATGGTATCAGAATACACAAAAATTGATCTCGAGATTGTTCGGGCGGTTTTGAGTAAACCAATCTCAGCCCTTAGAATGACAGACTCCTCCGGTAAGATCGAGGAGATGGACAAGAAGATAAAGTATTACAAAGGGATAAGTGGAAAGAAATTTGTAAAGGACATTATAGATGAGTTCAAGTAAGAAAAAGGTACTCTTGTCAGATTACAATAGTGTAATAGATAAGAATTTGAAGTTCTCTGATGAAGGTATTACCTTATCTGTAGAAGACTCCGACATAGTAGTAAACCCGAGTTGGGGATCTATGATGGGTAAGGAGATCATAATAAATAACATTGGTGACTTCCCTATCAGGGAGATGATGGGAAATAAGAATACGGTAATATCTAGGTTCGATATGCATCCGGACATAAAGAAGGATCCGTATCAGGTTCCAGAGAATAGAAAGAAGTGTAAGAAAGAAGACTATTGTTTATGCATCCTGACCAATGAGGCAATGTGCGACCCAAATTTGGTTGAAGATGTCCATAAGAATAACTATTTAGTTGGTATTTGTGATACAATTGGAGAGGATCTCACGTCAGTTGGAGTCAAATTGCTGATGACTGAACCGGATCTTGACTAGATCAGGGCAAATACCCTTATAATTAGGATGATTCAAATTATACGTTTCAAAAATTACATACAAACAAATCAGATTTTATAATTAGAAAAAAGTAAAGTATTATGTCAGAACAAATTTACAACATTGAGAAAGCATTAGCAGAAGTATTATCAAGAGTAGATGATAACAACCAAGGTGGAGAACGAAAGAAATCATGGGACGGACTTAGACGATTTTATCTGAATGGAAGCGGAGCAGAAGTAAATTTTATTCCAGTATTTGATAAGAACGATCCGGGATTTTGGAAAGAGTTTCTTAGTGTACCTACATTTAGAGGAGTTTCGAGCCAATCTAACGGATACTCATTTGAATTTATGGTTCTACCGAAGAGCGTGTATGGAGACTTGAGTCCTGAGGAGGAAGCACTCCACAAAGAAGTCTCTGGACTTATCTCGGAGCTATACAATCTCTATAAGGAAGATAAGAAGGTAGATGCTTGGAAGGAAGTAGCTTATAGGAACTTCACATTGATGTGGGGAGTCCTTATCTCAGCAATCTATCCGAAGGGTGCGCCTACGATCAATAAGTTTGAAAACTGTAGAGGTAAGGCATGCTTGTTTATCTTCAATAGAGGCGGAAGAGGGGAGATAATTAAGAGCCTCAATAATGCAACGAACTCGAAGGTTCTTGAAGAGAAGACAGAGGACCCCAGTAAGAGTGATAAGGACTGCAAGGAATTCTTGTATGACATCATGGATACGGGTCTTACTAATCGGAAAGGATCGCTCAAGGTAAGTTGCGTTACTAAAGAACCTACTTTTACTTTCAAGGTAGGTGGAGTGCCTAAGGATCTGGAGAACATTTCTGAGGAGACTGCAAAGTGCTTTGACGAGATTCTTCCTACATTCTTGGGATTCAATTACGATAGAGAACATAAAAGACTTTTCAATGTTACGACCTTCAAGGAGCTCAGAGATCACCTTCTGTTGAAGATCGAAGCTCAAAAGAAGAAGACTGGAGTGTTTATTCCAGAGGTAGCTCCTGAAGATCACAGTAAAGTCTACGAAAATAAGAACGACCTCAACATTCCAAACCAATCAGAGGACGAAGAACTTCCTTTCTAATACTTATTATAAACACTAATGAGCCCAGGGAAACCTGGGCCATTTTTTATTTACTCTCTTAATTTTTAATGAATGAAAGTTTTAATATCCTCAGACATACATATAAACGACTATTCGTCGTATAATTACTCATATAGAAGCCGACTATCTCAATTTGATAAGCTGGCCGATAGGTTAGTAGAAATCGGAAAGAATAACGGGTGCGAGGAACTGTGGTTATTGGGGGACATTCTCGATAAACCCTACTCAAGTCATCCAGTAAATCACTGCTTGAAGAGATTCCTGAGCAAATTGACCTCGAATTTCAAGGAAGTAAGATATATTCTCGGTCAGCACGACATGTCATGCAAGTCAAATGATCAGTCTGAAGAAGATACACTCATAACTATCTTCGATTTTGACGATATGACATATATGGATAAGAAAATCTTGGAGTTAGATGGACATAAGTTCGGATTTATGAACTGGAAATCTACTCAAGATCTGTCTTGGTTAGGAGATACTCATTTAGACATTCTTCTTGGCCACTATACGAAGTCTGAAATGTTCGGACAGGAGATCGATGACTCAAGATTCGATCTTATGATCCACGGAGATATTCATAATGATCAAGTTATTGGCAAATTTGTGTCTGTTGGGAACCCAATTCAGCACGATTTGAAGTCAATGTCTAACGGATCTTGCATAATTCTTGATACTAATACCCTTAAATGGGAGAGAGTACGAACAGATCCAGATCATACAAGATTCTTGCGGATTTCGTATACAAATGATGAGAATAAGGAAGGATTTGAGTCGGAATTACAGTACAATGTGTACAAACCAGACATTGATATTGTAAAAACTGATGAAAATGGGGTTCCTATCTTAGAGGAAGACGAACAGAAAACCAAGACACTTACGTGGAATGACGTGGATGACTTGATTCTGAAGGTATGTGATGAGAGAGGTATCCCAGAGATTCATAGAGAGATTGAATCTACGAGTGGATCATTCGAAGAAATTGACTTCGATTTCAACATTACAAAGGTTCGTATTCAAGGATACCTTTCTATAGTAGATCAAGAACTCAGTTTCTCAAATGGGGATCGAATTGCTTTGATGGGAAACATTGGTACGGGTAAGTCTAGCGTATTAAATGCTATCGCAGATGTATTCAAGAAAAGAAATAGGGACATTATGCGATACAAATCCGACTTCTGTGAGAAAATAAATGTAACTGTATCCTTATACTATCAGAATAGACTGTTCGAGATAACCAAAGGAAACGACTGGGGACTCGTAATAGACGGAAATGAGCAACACTACGGTGGAGTAAGAGAGTTTGAGGAGGACCTCCCAACTAAGCTCCCATTTATGAATTACATTAGTTTGTTCTTTATTCGAAAAGGGAGCGACAATCTGTCAGATCAGTTCAGTGATACTACACGAATTGACCTGATTAGTAGGTTTTATCGGTTGGATAGGATACAGTCATACTTCAATACGTGCGAAAAGAAGTACAGAGATCTTCAAACTGAAGTCAAGTCACTCGAATCAGACCTAAAGTCTAAGAATGAGGTGATGTCCTACATAGAGAAGAGAATAGGAGAGATAACTTACGCAGAGGAATTTAGTCTACCATCTCTTGAATCTGAGCTTAACAGTATTGTTGAGGACAAAAAACTTGTTACTGAAAGAGAAATCTGGGAGAACAAGGTAAAGACTATAGAGGACAATCTAGAGAACTGTAAGACTAAGCTCAAAAATGCCAAGCTAAGAATTTCAGAGGATCCTGAGGGAGATAGAGCTTCTCTTGAGGGACTGAAGAAGGACTCTGAAGAGGTTAATGCATTATATGAGAAGACCTACAAGATGTCAGTTCAGTTCGAGTCTGATCTAAAGGAACTTAATAGTATCTCAGATACCGGAAAAGACTTGAGATCTAGGTATGAGTCTTTGAAGAACGGAAGATGCTCTGAATGTGGTTCCATCCTATCTGACGAGAATCATAAGAGACTCTTATCCGAATATGCGAAGAAAATAGATAACTTGAGGGAGTCCTTCAAGGTTATATCAACTAGACTTAAGGATCATCCAAACGGGAAGGATTCGAAACCTTTCTATGTAAATGCTTTGTCGGAATTGAAGTCCAAGTTCGACGAGTTAAAGAAAGGCATAGAGGTTATCTCTAACAAGATCTCTCTTAGTGAAATGTATACTGGTCAGGTACTGGATTTGGAAGTAGAGTTGATGAAGTATGATGCAATGCTAAAAGACACCATGCTAAGTGAGCCTAAGAAATCATCTGATCCGATCAGTGTACTTATCAGTAAGGAAAATGAAATCCGAGGGAAGATTGCCGTAGCCAATGAATTGAACAAACTAAATTCAGATAAGGTAATAAAAGAGTCAGAGCTTCTAAGTCTAAAGTTTAAGATAGAAGATCTTACTGCAACTGGATCAAAATACAAGAGTTACCTTGAGGTTGTCTCGTTGAATGGTATCGTCATGGAAGAGATTCTGAAAAACCTTGCACATAAGTTCTCAGACGAGGATGTAAAGTATAAGGTGGAGTCAGGAGTATTCCGTGGAGAGAGATTCTTGAAATTCAAGATCTACTATAACTTGATGGGAAAATATCTTAGAGAGTATGAGTTTGCATCGAGCGGACAGAAGGTCGTATGTGATGCTAGCTTCCTCAAGATGCTCTTCAAGTCTCCAGTAGGAATCGTAACCCTTGATGAATTTCTTGGAGTAATGGATCCAGAGGCATTTGACAGAATCTGTAAGGTCTTGACAAAAGAGATTAAGGCAAACATTGTTATGATCTCTACTCACGATATAAATATGAGCCAGTATAACAAAAGATTCTTATTCTCTCTAAACGAAGAGGCTAAGACCGTAATAAATATAATGCAATAAAATATGGGTAGTAATCCTAGGGAATTTGATGTAGTAAAGATAAGTGATATGAGGAGGCTCGGTTTCAGTGCCTATCAAATAGGTAGTGATGGAGACCGGTACCTTACATTCGCTGAGATGGGAGATAATTGGGGAGTTCCTATGGGGATGGGTCTCGTCAATATTTGTAATCATCACGGATATACAGAAAAGGATTTTATGAGATCCTTCTGTCCTGTAGAGTACACAAGGAGTTCACAAAATTCTATTTGTGGTAGAGTTAACATGAGTGTACCATCCAATCTATACTATTTCGTATTTTCAACTAGAAAGTTTGATACGGGAGGTAAAGTTGGACTTGGAACATCCAGAAGTGGTCTGAGTGGATATATGTTCCAGAAGGAGTCTAACGGACAACTGGACGTAAGGTACTCAAATAAATTAAGAGTATTTTCTATGGGACCGAACGATAATCAAGTTAATGCAACTATGACCTACCCTGGAACTGTTTACGTATATGGAATTACAGATCAGGACTATACGAGTCCAGACAATAACTACTTCAAACAGTGGAGACCAATATTTCAATATGTAGGTACTGCACAAATACGCTAACAAATATATACCAAACCAAATATGAGTAAGATTAAGTACGGAGAAAATGGAAGAAAGTCTGTAATCAAAGGAATCGATATGATTGCAAACGCTGTAAAAGTAACTCTCGGACCAAAAGGAAGAAATGTCCTACTCGGGAGAGATTTTGGATCTAATCATGTAACAAAAGATGGAGTCACTGTAGCAAGAGACGTGATCTCGCCTGATGTTATTGAAAACATTGGAGTTAATCTAATTCGTGATGTATCTATAAAGACTAATGAGGAGGCTGGTGACGGTACAACCACATCGATCGTACTTGCCCACAAGATGATCCATGAAGGTCAAAAGTACATCTCCAATGGTACAGATCCTGTCAAGATGAGCCGAGGAATGAAGATCGGTTCAGACATGGCAGTTAACTATGTCCAAGAAAAGATGAGTGATCAGATCGGATTTGATCTGAATAAGTTGGAGCAAGTGTCTACTATCTCTGCAAACAATGATCCTGATCTTGGTAAGTTGATTAGAGAAGCATATGAGCAAGTAGGTAAGGATGGAACGATTTACGTAGACAAATCAAACTCTAATACGTACGTTGAGAAAATCAGCGGAATCAAGATCAACCGTGGAATGATCTCTCAGTACTTTGCCAATAATACAGAGAATGGTAGGCTTGTTGTAGAGTTCCAGAATCCTAAGATCCTTATCGTAAACGATGTTCTATCTACTGCATCCAACTATCTGGTCAGTATTTTACAGAACTCTATCAACTCTGGAAGACCTATCCTCATCATTGCTAATGACGTAGTAGATCAAGCTCTCGAACTATTGGTTGTAAACAGAATCCAAAAGGGAATCAATGTAGCTGCTATAAAGTCTCCCGGGTATGGTCAAGTGAAGGCCGATAGCTTGGAAGACCTTGCAGCCTCACTAAGTGCTACAGTAATCTCAAAAGAATCTGGAACTAAGTTCGAAGATCTTAAGGAGAGCTGGTTCGGAGAGGCTGATAAGGTGGTTATCTACAAAAATAGCACTATCTTCTTCGGAGTAAAGTCTGACCAAGAAAGGGTAGATAAGCGAATGACAATGATCAACTCAGAGGCCGGTGAAGAAGGTACTACTAAGTACACTTTGGATAGGCTTGAAGAGAGGAAGAGGCTCCTTAATCCCGGAGTTGCGGTTATTCGTATTGGAGTCGAGTCCGATGTGGAGGGGATGGAAGTCCGAGATCGAGTAGATGACGCTCTAAGTGCCACTAAATCGGCTTTGGAAATGGGAGTATCTCCCGGAGGTGGGGTTTCTTATGTTATGGCCTCCAGATACCTACAGAAATTCATCGATAAAAAGTCTAAAGACAAGTCATTCGATAGGGACGTTCTTGACGGAGTAAGGGTAATTGCCGAGTCTCTTATGGAGCCATTTAGGGCAATCAGCTTTAATGCTGGAATCCATCCGGACCTAAATATCAAGACAATCAAAGAAAAGTCTGGAAAGTTCTATGGATACAACTTCAATACAAATAAGAAATGCGAAATGATTAAGAGTGGAATCATTGACCCAACCAAGGTGATTGTGTCTTCGATCAAGAACTCTTCTTCAGCATCATCAACGTTCTTGACTACTGAGTGTGTGATCTGTAAAGATGCACCTAAGGACAAAGACGAAGATGATAAAGACTAATTAAAATAATGGCTAATGAGGGGTGAAAAATCTCTCATTAGCCTAACTCTTTTTATATGAAGGAGAATAGCAAAATAAATCTCTATTTAGTTCTATCAGTGATAGTCCTGTCACTTATTCTCGGAGGGGTAGCTGGATACTTCATTGGGAAGGGGAAGACTAAAGTAGAGACAGTAACCGTAGTAGAGAAGGAGATAAAGTACTTTCCGGGAAAGAGGATCGTCGGAACGATAAAGGACTTGACTCCAATTAAGGTGGAAATTCCGTCTATACCAGACCTCCTTGTATACACAGACACAGTAGTCATTGATTCTATTGTATATGTACAGAAAGTAGATTCTTTCACAGTATTGAGAGAGTTTCTGACGAGAAGGTACTATAAAGAGGTTCTTTTTGATGTAGATACAGTTGGAAAATGCAGTATTTCATTCGAAGTTTATAAAAACAGGGCAAATAACCTTAGTTATGAGTTTATGCCAATCTACAAAGAAGTCAAAGAGTCCGTCAAGGAGATCAAGAAAGAAAAATTTAGATCTCTTATGTTAGGTGGAGGTCTTAACTTCTCAGGGGGCATAAATGGTCAAGTTATCCTATCAGAAGATAAGTTTGGAATTGGTTATCAGTACCTAAGGATGTACAATCAGAATTATCACGGAGTAGGGGTATTTTATAGAATTGGATTTTGACATGGAATTTTGTAAGTGTAAAGGGTACGAGTTCAATAAGGTAGGTCTGTACATAAATTTCTTTGATGAAGATTGGCACGATGTTAGGACTCTTATAGACAAGTTCCAGAAAGATCATAGTGTTGACATCAGCAAGACAGAGATATTCTACTACTATCCAGATAGGGACTTTATAACTAAAGAAGGTCTACATGAGATATGGGAGAACTTAGAATACTTAGAGTCACTGTCAGTTAGAAGACATAACGTATTCAATGAGTTTGTTCCAAGTGAGAAGTCCAAAGAAGAGATGTTCGATCATTTGGTAAATTCCAAATCCCTTCCTTTATTTGTAGGGAAATTCAATAAGGACATGAAGATGTGGTGGGATAAGTTTATAGTTGATGGAAGACTTATGCTAGTTCATCTTACTCCGGACGAATACGAACCAGACATATGGATAGGAAACCCAGTAGATCCAAAGATATTGGTTGACAGAAACAAACCAAACAATAACAAGAATCAAGATGATTAGCATTATTTGCAAAGATGAGAACTCTGGTATTCACGATGTGAATGAGTTAGGTATTCCTACACCACTTGTAAATATTGTCACTAAGTTCAGTGATATTGAGAGTCTCCCTCACAGTGTTCCAGTAATTTTTTCTAGGTCGGACGTGTCCCCTACAGAAGAGTACTGGAAAATTAAGAATTTTGTGAGAGACAATGGAATCCTAGCTTTCACAGTTGACTCTATGAAAGAGTACGTTAAGAATCTGTATGAGCACATAAAGGAAGTCAAGTCTAATGAGATCAGAAATAGAGATAACTCCTCAGAAGAGTATTTCTGCAAGGGATTATCAGAGAGATTTAAGAAGATTCAGTATAGAAATGAGCTAGAATTTGACTGTAACTACTACTTGAAGTACAACATTCTAGTTCTATCTCCTAAAAATGATAATTCCAAAGTAATTAAATATGCGCTAATTCACTACCTAAGAGGAACAAATTCATTTGGTCAAATAGAAATAAAATAAATGCTATTCGGAAGAGAAGATTATAATAGAAGAATTGTAGATAAGGAAGGTAAGATACCTGAGGATGAGCCAGTATTCATGCTTAGGGGACAAGACCCATTTGCGCCAGAACTACTCCTAACTTGGGCAATGAAGCTGAGGATTTCTGGAGGTGATCCAGGAATGGCTAGAGATGCAGAATCTCATGCACAAAGAATGATTGAGTGGCAGAAGTCTCATAAGATAAAGACTCCGGATCAGATTGGGGAAATTTCAGAGTACAAGAGATCAATCTTGAGTAAGATAATCTCATTGAAGGAGGAGTCAGACAATGGAATAAATGTAAGTTATGAAGAAATTACTGATCTAATAAATACATATTTCGAGTCTGATAATGGATTCTTTACTGTAATCAAGTCTGATCTTTACCCAGAGAGTAGGAGTATTCCTACAGTTGCTGTGACTATAGATGACGTAAACAAGGATAATTTCGACCCGAACAGTCTTAGGAAATTTCTGGACAGTCCAGTAGTCATATATGCAGCAGAAAATAGATTCAAAATATTAAGAATGTCTCTATGACAATAGTTCTAACTACGAAAGTTGTATTGATAGTTTTATTGGCTATCTTACTTATAATTCATCTAACTTGGAGAATATCTAGGTATGTAACCTTCAAGATTTCTTACGAGATAATCATCGAACAGTTAGCAAACTCGTATGATATGAGTATAGTTAATGACGAGTTCGAGAAGATTGCTGAGGAGTTGAAGAGGGATCCGGATCACGGGTGGGAAGGTTATCTATACATTCTTATAGGATGGAATAAGATGTTCAGAGACTCTATGGAAGAGTTCTGTGAAGTTAATGGATTCGAATATAAGATAATGTATAAACCACTTACAAACCAAGCATATCTAAAAGTAGAGAAGAGAAAAGTACAAATAATCAATGGAAATAATGGAAGAGACGATTCTTAATAGGTTTGATGCTTATTCGGAGGCATATAATAACCTAAATGAGTTCTACAAGGATCCAGTAAAAAAGAAGCTAGTTAATTACTTACTCACGTTTTTCCTCAATGAAAGGCCATACTACATTTTGTTTAGTAAGAGTCCATTGAGGGATAGCTTATCTGGATCAAAGCTAAACACCGTATTTGATAACAGAAACCCTGTCCCGAAGAGAGGAGAATTGAGAGATCTTACTGAGTCATTCAGGGAGTCTTCCGACGAGGACAAAAAGAAAATCAGGAAGAGGGTACAAGAGATTCTTCAAGAGATGAATATCGAGTCTAAGAGACATAGGCTCGCAGTATCTGTAGATGGGTCTAGGAAGATCCTTGGAGTAGAAGAGCATACTGCCTTGCTTGACTGGGCGATTGACAATATCAAGAATAAGACTGTCAACGGGATCTTGAGATTCAGTACGTGGAGGGATAGACATAGTGAGGATAATAAGCATCTCGATGAATACAATAAAGATAATAACCGAGATCTTATAAATGAAGATATAATTAGAGTCCTTAGAAAAAGGATGGGAATCATAAAAGAAGGAGAAGAAGGAAATGAAGAAGAAAAAAGAGGTGAGTGATTACGATAAGCTCAGCAAAGGAATTAAGAAAGGAATCGCAGGGTTAAACAAGAAAGGAATCATAAGTTGGGTGATTGACCTAATGTATGACTTAAACGAGGAGTTCGATGTTGATGCGATCATAGATAAGTTCTCAGTATACAGAGAAAATGCACTACGAAAATTTCCTAGACAACCTAATACCTGATAGAGTGTATCTTATACGAGAGTTTGGTGATCCTATGCACATTCACCAACTCTTGTGTAAGAACCTCTCTATAAATATGGATGAGTCGGAGAAAAGGTATTCAATAAAGATAGATACCTTAAGGAATGAGATAACGTTCGAAGGTGGATCAGAGTATCTTATTCCTATCTCTACTTTGGCTATTAGGAAACGAGTAACAATTGTATCCTTTAGTCAGTATGGACTCATACTGAATTTGGATGAATTTATCAATAGGGTGATATGATTTCAAGAATAAAGAATTTCTTCAAGGGACTCCTCAGTAAGAATGAAGAAGAAGAAGTTCAAAAGGAGGAAGATCTAGTAGAGGAGACTAGGATAATAAGTGGAGATGGAGAAGTTTCCGTTAATAAAGAAGATAGTGTCCCTGATAAAAAGGATGTTATGGAAGATAAGGGAGAGAAGAGTTACTGCGTATCGGGCGAAGAATATTTGGCAATAGTTATCTTCACTCAAATTAAGAACGGTCTTATCAGTAGTAAGTACAAGTACTTAAATGACTGGATAACCGACGTAATCTCTAAAGCTGAGTTCAGTCAAGAAGATTTGGAATGTATTAAAAGTCCCCTAATGTTTAACATGGATAATGTGGTAGAGGATACTGACAATATGCTTAAGCTAAAGAGAGTATGGAAGACTCGTAAATACATTTCCACCGATAAGGCTCTTCAGGAGTATATGACAGAACTATTATGAGAATTAAAGGATTCCCTGGTTACGAGATCACGAAAGACGGAGTAGTCTATGGTAAGGACGGTAAAAGAATGCATCCGTACGATAAAGGGAACGGATACAAACAAGTAAAACTGTTCAAGAACGGTAAGAAATATCCGAGAAGCATTCATAGACTAGTTGTAGAAGCTCGTGGAGATAGCAGGGGTGACTACGACATAGATCATATTGACAATAATAAGTCAAACAATAAATCAAAGAATCTCCGTCTAATCAGACATAGAGATAACGTAAAGAAAATATTCAAGTAAAAGAAATATGGAAAATATTATCAAGAAGCTCTACGAGAAAGAGCTTAGTAGGTTTGGGTTTACTAAGGGAGATCTTAACTACACACATGAAAGGTTCCCAATTAAACTAGTCATTACCGATGTAGAGGGCCATTTCTTAGTAGATTGGGCGGATGATCGGCTATATAGCTACAATACTCCACCGCCAGTGAAGAACAATTCTGATCTTCTTAATGTAATGATCTCAGTTGCTCCATTTATGGTTAGAAATATGGAGCATGAGAGTGTGACTAATAAGGAGAACATCGTATCAGAATCTCTACTTTTCTCTAGTGAGATTTTTCTTGGAATAGAAGGTGTCCACTTGATTCCAAATATAGATTTTATGGGGATTCTTAAGTATCTCCCGGGGAACATTGAGACTGCTACGTTGATGCTTGGAGAAGAGAGTCACTTCATTGTTACGATGAAGAATGATAACAAGTTCGATCTCTATATGAACGAGACTCTTATGAACTACGAAAACGTATTTGAGGTGTCAGGTGCGTATCCGAAAATGGTTGAAGTGGAGAAAGATGGAGATACAAAACCTTTCTTTGGAGTAGGAGTTGTATTTCCAAAACTAGGAAATAAGGAGAAATAAGAAATGAGTAGTTTACTTACAGGAATCCTAACCAAACTAAAAATAAATACAGGCAAAAAGGAAGAGGACAGTAAGGTGGCTGACCCAACAAAGACGACAGTGCCTAATCAGCCTATGATCTTCAAAGACAGTGCAACCGAAGAGGAACCTAAGAAGATGTGGGAAACTCCAAGGATGGACTCAGCTTGGAATAAGAAGAGCGATTTCGACGCTAAGAAAGATTCGTTCCTAACCTATTTAACTAAGTCTAGCGTACAAAAAATGAGCGATGCTACTGACGAGATCTTAAGATCTAAAATAGGAGATAGCTCTGGTGAAATAAATACGCCAAGAACTCCCCTCAGCAACATAGACTCGGTCAGCGGACTATCCTCCCCTATTGAACCTAAACCATTTGTGTTTAAGGATTCAATTAGGAAACCTGACATAGATCCGCCAAAGCCGGTAGATATTCCTAAGAGCGTATTGCTGGATAAATTGGCTAATAAAGATACGTTCAGCACTAAGAGAGACACAGTAAAGAAAGACTCATTGGAGAATCCCATAAAAGTAGAGCCTCCAGTGATTCAAGCTCCTCAGAAAGAGCACACTATCGAAATCAAAAGGATCTTTAGGGGACCGAATTACACTATTAGTAATGTGTACTTGGATGGAGAGTATTTCTGCGATAGTCTCGAGGATACAGACAGGGATACAAATAGAAATGGAACCTTTGACCCGGATGAGCAGAAAATTTGGGGAGAGACGGCTATTCCAAATGGAACTTACTGGGTAGATTGGAGGAGATCCCCTAGATTCAGTTCAACTTTTGGTGACAAGTACATGCCTTATATTGAAGGAATTAATGGATTCAGTCAGGTTCTATTCCATCACGGTAATACTGAGAAGGATACTCATGGATGTGTACTTCTTGGACGTAATACGCAAAAGGGTAGGGTGACAGAATCTATTGCTACTACAAAGAAATTCTTAGAAAAGACTCGTCCTTGGATAAAAGACAAGACGATCGTAAAAGTTGGATAAATAAATAGGGGAAGAGTAATCTTCCCCATAATTTTTGTTGATAATCATGTTACTAAAAATAATTATATCAGCCGCATTTCTGGTATCTGTATTACTGGTTTATTTGTACATAAAGAATAGGAGAAGGATGCTTATGGCTTCTCACTCTCCTGAGATCATCTATGTAATGGACCTATCCAACCATATAGTAGAGGTAAGATCTGTAAGGATAGACGATAAGCTACCAGAGAAAGATGGTAGAGATATGAGATGGAGAGTTACTGTACTGTCGGACGGATCTACAAAGAAGATCTACTACGATAAATCTCTCAGTAATCCATTCTTCGAGGATCAGTTAGATCTAGTAGAAGAGTTCAAAAAGAATGCTGCTTCATTCCAGAATACAGATATTCAAGGAAGAGTTAGGTCAAAGAATCTTCCTCCAGTAAAAGCAGAAGAAGAGGAAAAATAATTCAAGTAAACAATGATTTTTCAAGTATATGGATCTAATGGAAATGAGTATTGCGTAGACTCTGATAAAGTGACCTGTACATGTCCAGACTTCATATACAGGAGATCATTTAATAAGACATACTCTCCGAATAGACTATGCAAGCATCTGGTAAAGATCTACTCAGATCATCCAGAAATAAGGCCGTCAGAGGTACCATTCTCCAATGAAAAGTTAGAGTATGATACAGAGAAGTTTCCGATAAATAGGGACGAAATCTCATCATACGTAAAGTTGGCTAAGTATGCACTGTCCATGTATGGAGACAAAATCTCATATAGTCAAATAGGGGATTACGTATTAGGTAAAGATGAGATAAGAGATGGCGTCAGATTCTTTATAAGTACAGAAGTCCCGTTTGAAAAAGTATCTGAGAAATTCAGGTATATGACATTCTCCGAAGAGTCCTATTGTGGAGAGGATAGGTCATCCTTCTCAATAGGTAGGAGAATAAACTTCGATATTATTAATGTCCCAATTAATGAGCTATATACTAGGTCATTATTTCATAATAGTGGGAAAAAAGAGATCATTAGGTTGATAAACTCCGCATATTGTCTGGGATATGAACTATCTTTGCACGGAATAACGGGTAAGGACGGTGATCAGATCATTCTAAAATCAGAAGAAGACATATATGAACTTCTTGGAGAGCAGTATAAACCGCCTAAGGAAAGATTACCCTGACTTATAATACCCTTATATTATAGAAAGGAATATGGAAAAGGAAATTTTAGACAAGATTACTACTGGATTTAAGCCTACTTGGTACTATGTTGTTATTCATAAGATAACCGGAGTAGTAAGCGTAAGAAAAGGAAGTGAAATCGGTCAAGATCAAGAGGCCATAGAATTTGGAGAAAAGTACTACGGGACATTCTCTGAGTCTGGAGCACTTGACCTTCTCCGAAACATGTTCGAGGATCCTGATATCAATGTTCAGGAAGTCCTCAGTAATGGTCGTATGAGGGAAAAGTTGGTAAACTCAATTAAGATCCAATAATGAAGATAAATCTATCTTCTATAGTTAGTAAGTTATCAAGTGGTGAGTCAGCTATTGTAGTAGAAAAGTTTATCAGTGAAGACATGGAGTCTATATATAGATTCCTATTAGATAATAAAGACCTGACTCCAAACGAACTGAAGGGGTACTATAAAAAGCATCCCTCTGAATTTAACCTGTTTGAATTTATTAAAAGCTATTTCTCAGTCTACAAAGAGTCAGGGAGTATTTCCGTGAAACGTGGAAATGAGAAAAAGAATAGCTTGATTATACTTAGTTAGAACATATGGAGGAAGTAAAACCTAGTGACGAGCAAGAAAAGGACAAGGAGGTCATTACATCGTTGGACAAGGCTGCTGAGATATATAAGCAGATAGTTGAAACTGAAGATGCCGCAAGTAGAACAGCGGCCTTTCTAACCTTCCTACACCAATATAACTATTCCTTGAATATCGCAAACGAGATAAACGATCGTCAGGGAAAGAATAGGTACGCATCGTCTGATACCTATAAATTACAATTGTATTCTGCACCAAAGTCAGTTTATGATGAGGTCATGGAGGAGAAAGTGCTTAATATCATGGTAAGTATAGTAGAATCTTACCTTGCAGATAAGAAGGAGCTTCCAGCTAACGAAAAGCTGGCTAAGTCAAGAATGACTAAAGCAAAGGCCCTAATAATCATGCTGATCACTACTAACCAAATGGACGTGATTGCCTTGATTCAGGATCTCCCTAAGTATCTATATAGTCCAATAAGAAGGGTAAATGATTTACTCTATAGTGTAAGGGAGGATACTCTAGATAGATTTGTAGAGTATCTGAGGAAGTCTGGTAACGAGGATATGGCGGACATTGCGGAATCTGTTGGAAGCAAAGAGTTTTGGGGAACTGACGGAACCAAGTCTACAGTAATTTACGAAAGACATTTTGGTAAGATAAGGGAGAAGATTGTCAATCCGATTGAGACGTATAACGCGTTCAAGAAATTTAGGGGAGAGTACAGAAAGTCTACAAGAGGAGTACTTCCATCTAAGATTCTAGAGATTTTTGATCTATCAAAGGACGCTTATCAGAAGGGGAGACGAACAGTATACAATGAGATACTGACGAATTTTCCAGAAGAAACCGCTGCTGCTAAGAAACTTATATTCGAGTCATAACGATGGATAAGAAAAATATAAGAATAGAAATACTTACCGACGAGAAAATCGTTGAACTTACAAAAAATAATGTCCTTACTGAGCATAGGGACATTAATCTTAAGGTGGAGAAGCTAGACCCTTACGAAAAAGGAGTCTATGACCCTACCATCTTTGGTGCATTACAGGTGAACAGATGTAATTGTGGTAATATACGTACTCCAGGAATTAGATGTCCTAGATGCGGAACTAACGTACTAAGTCAGGAAGAGTCTTTCAAGAGATTCGGAAGGATTGAAAGTCCAGTGTATTATTACAATAAATATAAGATAACCAACTTCATCTCACTTATAAAGACTAACTTCAAGAAGATCGTAACTGACTTCGAGAGTAAGTACTTTGAAGGTAAGAGGTGGTATGATCAGGCTGTTCTTGATGTATGCCAGTTTGAATATGATAAGAGTTCGGATACTCTAACTGTAACTGATAAGATTGACGACTTTACCAAATGCTCATTCGAGGGACTAATTAGTCTTATTCATCTTAACAAGCCGGATATTCTTGAAGAAGCTAGAGCTTATCTCAACCAATATATAATTGTCCTCCCAATAGCAATGAGGAGACCAATGCTTAGGATTAGGGACGGTAAGAGAGTCTTAGAGAACGATAAGATAACTGGAGTATATAAGAACATTATCTACTGCATTCATCAGTTCTATAAGACAACCTTCCCTAAGATAAACTCTGAGCTTGTTAAAGCATACTTTAGAGGAAGTCTTAGGGCCCTTATCTCAAGAGACCTAGAGTCTATCTCTGAGATTATGAGACCATCCGATGAGAATATGGCTAGAACAATTATCTCAAACCGAGTTCCAAACTCAGGTCGAGCAGTGATTGTTCCAGATCCAACATTGAAAGCCGATGAGGTTGTAATTCCTAGACACTTGATGTATGAGACTTGTATGGACGAGTTCGTACAGTACATTGCAGACAAGAAGGGAACTACGACTAAGAAAGCCGAGGAAATCTACAAGAATGAGTACGATGATCCAGAGACTCAGAGACTGTTTGAGGAATATATAGCTGGAGACGATGATCTTGAAGCGAAGTACGTGATAATCAACCGAGCACCTACTTTGTATGAATTAAGTATGGCCGTATGTAAGGTAAAACTTACTAACGACTATGTTATGAAGATTCCTCAGGCACTATGTCCTCCTCTTAATGCAGACTTCGATGGTGATGCTATGACTTATTATAGTATTCCTAAGAAGATGAATGAACTTATGACCTCAGCGATGAGTCCTAAGAACATTTTCCTGTATAAGAAGAACCATAAGCCCTTGTATGTCCCTACTCACGAGATGATGCACGGCCTTATCCAAGCATCTAAAGTATACGTACCAGACAAACTTGAAACATTTGATTCTCTTCAAGATCTTAAGGATCACAAGAAGATGAATAGAGACTTCAAGTACCAGACAATGGTTATCCTCAACGGACAGAAGACGACCCTTGGAAGAGAGATCTTATCCGAACTTTTCGATAAGGACGTAAATGCTTATCTGGAAGACGATTTCAAGGGGAACATCAACTCTGATAATTGCATCTTCTTGTACGAGCAGCTTAGAGGTAAGCCTGACAGACTTGAAAGAATCAGAGACATCAGTGAATTTGCACTTAAAGTAACTACTCTTAGTGGATCAACTGCCCCTAGAATATCTGAGCTATATGTTCACATAGATAAGAAATATCTTGATGAGATTCGGGCTATAGAATCTAACGAAAAATTAGATCAGAAAACTAAGGACAGTACGATTCGTACGATCTATGAGGAGTTCCAAAAGAAAGTTCTCAAGGAGATTCCTGATCACATTAAGACTGGGGTAACAGAGACTTCAAGAGCAAAACTTCCTCAGCTTAGGGACATGTCTGTTCAGCAGTTAAACGTAGGTCCTGATGGTGTATTCCACTTATCTGAGACCACTCTCGTTGGTTGTATGTCTCCTCTTGATTACAAGAATCACGCTATAGAGAACCGTGCAGTACAGGACATTAAGCAGCTTTCTGTTCCTATGTCTGGATATGTTACTAGACAGTTCAACTACTTAGCATCTGAATATCTTTTAATTGATGGAGAGGATGAGAAGAACGAAGGTATCTATCTGAAGGAGAGTGAAGCTGAGGGTAGGACTAGGGTAAATGGAACTGTAGTCGGAAAATCGAAATCGGATGATCCAGTAAAGGTTAGATCTATTCTTACCAGCACTCTAGGACAAAATAAGATTACTCTGGATATGTTATCAAACGTAGTTAATTATCCTAAGGGGTCTAAAGTTGGTATGTCCATGATCAGCTCACTTACCGAAACTCTTACTCAGTCTGGTCTTGCACTTAAACACTCTGGTAACTTGTTCCAATTCCCCGGAAGCGGTGATAAATATCCTGAATGGATTCTGTCTCCAGACTCTGGAAAACTTAAGATCGAAGATGGATGGGTAATTCTGACAACTAAGACTGGAAAAGAGTATAAGTGGCCAGAAGGAAATAGATTCGCTCAGAGCTTGCCTAGGAACGGAGATACTTATGATAAGGGAGACGTTCTTGGAAGGCACTATCTCATGGTCACTCCTTCTTATCGTCTGGATAGAATTATCAAACTGTGCTCAGCAAATCCTGTAAGTGGTAACAAGACTTTCCAAAATAACAAGAAGATTCTTTCTGACTGTTATGCAAGAAACTCTGGGATACTTAGGTACATTAAGGATGAGGACAACAAGTTCAAGGTTATGATTGGAGATGAAGAGTACAGATATGATCCAGAAAACATGTACTATGTTCCAGATGGTACTGAGGTCAAGAAGTATCAGAGAATCTGCTCAGGAACTCTTGACTTAAAGAATCTAACAAACAAGGAGAAAGATTATATCGAAGTATATAAATACTTTAAGATCCAGTTTGACGAACTTCTTCCAGTATCTCCAGAGCTTATTGAGTTCTTGTTCTCACTGCTTGTTAGGAGGGGAGAGGACAGGGTTCAGGTTCAGTCTCTCGTAAAGAGCGTAAAGGGATCCTCATCGTTCTTCAAGTCACTTGCATTTGGATACGCTGGTAGAACTCTTAAGGAGATTACCTATGAAGGAAAGGACATCGGGTCCGATCCTATCACGTCAGTAATTCTTCCACTAATTTTGAGCAACAAGATATGAGATTGAGAAGCTATTGCAGATCTTTCAAAACTCCTCCTCACAATCCCAGTGAGGAGGATTCCATTATCCTCGGACAAAGTATAGCTGATAGGTGCTTAGATTCAATAGACGTAATAGTAAATGAGATCGCAACTGGGTACGAGGAGAACTCTAGCTATTGGACTTACATCCTACTATCCAGAATCGATGATAATTTCACAAACCCAGACACTTTCGAAGCTGAATGGTCGGATATGGAGGAAGGAATATCATCAGATATGAGGGATTTTCTTAAGGGAACAGAAATAATCAGTGAATCTACTGTAGCCGATGGTGGTCTTATGAGCTTCTGTCTTGCAGTAGAGACTCCATTTGATGAGATAGACGAAGAAAAACTAGATAACTTAATAGATTCTATAGAGTCAAAGTACAATATAAATAAGGATAGCGTCCTATCTCACGAAATCGTTCAAAAAGAATTTCCTAACTTGAATTTAGTTTGGTCTTACGTGTTACTAGTAAAACCTTACAGAGAGATTAAGGAAAACTGGAAAGAAGTTACTGATGGGATTTTTACTGATATAAATGAATTCTTTAAGGATACTACTGTATACCAGATACTATTCGACGACAGGAATAAAATAGGAGGAGCAATTATAGATGGTAAATAAATTCAATGAAAATGTGGTTAGAGAGCTAGGTAAGTACGTCGAGTTCATGGTTGATAAGGTAAACTATTCTTCAGATGATAAGAATTATTGCTCCCTATTAAACTATCAAGTAATAGAATCCAATAACTTAGATATAAGCTACCTAAGAATGACGGGTAGAACTGGTTCTATGACTGTAAGATACAACTTCCGGACAGTCGTTGATGGGGAATCAGAGGAGTATAGCTCAGATCTTGAGATTCCGAAACTTATCAATAACGTATTCGTAGTTGGAGGTGCGCTAAGAATCCCTACAAATACCCTTGATCGGGATGATAGGTGTACAGTCTACAGTAATAACGTCATTATAAACGATCAGATTGATGTCAGATTCACTGAGGATAAGTCCAATCCAGATGGGTACGACATCACTATCAGCTTATTCGACTCAGATGACAACGAAGTAAAGATACCTGCAACGGATGACAATCTTAACAAGTATAAGGACAGCCTAAAGTTAACTGAGTACGAGGTGGATAAGATTAAAGTTAAGTTAGACACCGACAATGTAGGTAATTACTTGACTAAGGATATTATTCTTAAGCTGATAGAGAGGGGAGAGGATAAGAAGTACGATAGCATGATCGATAAAAAGATCTGGTCTACTGAATCCAATTTCTTGAAGTATCTTTATGGAAGAGATGTAAGGCCAAGAGTAACTAGGGACATTAGGAAGAAATACTATCAATACAAAAGAATATTCCTAAGATCCATTCAGACATGCATTGATCAGTATTTCAAGATAGCCAATGAGAAGAACATTGACATCCCTAATACAATTAATCCGCTAGTATTCGATTCGATGAAGTTTAAGGTAACTATTCCTAAGAATGTTGCTGTAAATGATTCGATGACGGACCTTATTGACATCGTAAATACTCCTATTAACGGGAATACGAACCAGATCAATGAGATGAATTACTGTGCGGAGCTTAGGGACAATGAAATGTACATCAAGTGCTATACATTCCCAGATCAGAAGGAGGTAACTATTCCATATACAAAATACTGTACTAAGAAAGTTCTTATTAATCAGTATTGGGACTATGAGAATAAAAAATTTAAGTCTAAGGATATAAAGTATAAACTTAGGCTTAAGTACTATGATGGAACAAGCTCGGATAAGTTCGACCTTATTGAGCCTATGCCCGATCATAAGCTATCCATAACCTCAATGCTTATTCCTATGGGAAATGCGTCTGACTCTATTCGACTTTCTATGGGTACTGCGTCCATGTTGAAACAGGCCATAGAACTGCCGAATGGTGAGCCTAACCTGATTTCTTCTGGTCACGATAAGGAAGTTCTTGAGAACTCAACTCTTGTTAGTAGACATGAAGGGGAGGATGCTACTGTAGTAGGGATAAGGGAGAATAAGATATTCTTCAAGAATGCCAAGGGATCTGTTTATTTCACGGACATCTCCAGTCCTATTGTTGGTGCAAATGATTCAATTATCTCATTTGATCCAGCAGTTAAGGTAGGCCAATCGGTTAAGTCAGGAGATATTGTAGTAGTTCCAAAGGTAATGAAGAGAGGATCTTTCGACATTGGAATTAATTCGAGAGTAATCTATATGAACTACCTTGGATATACTCACGAGGATGGAATTGTAATCAGTAAGTCTCACTCAGACCGATTGATGCACTTCTCTCTCATAAACTTCAGTATAGATATTTATCCTGATGACATAATCAGTTATGTTAAGAAGATCGGATCTGCTGTAGAGAGCAAGGATATTATAGTAAATAACCTATCTAAACTTAGGATTAATCCTAACTTAGGTAAGAACTTAACAACCGGACTTCTCAAAGGACTTGGAATTAGCTATAATCAAGCTAACTTACTAGTTCCTAATAATGTCGATGAGGGTTTCCTTATTGATATTAGGGTAGAGATAAAGGATGGGATTAAGTTTACTAATCCAGAGACAGTAAAGATTCTTGAATCTATGAAGTCTCAAGAGAAATCTTCTGATTACGATTGGATTCCTCAGAAGTATAAAGACCTGAAGGCCGATGAGGTAGAAATGGATGAGAGAGCTGCTGGATACATCAGTGCTAAAGTTCTTAGAGTTAATAGGGCAAAGCTAGGTGATAAGGTAGTTAATAACTATGGATCAAAGGGAGTAATCTCTCTGATTCTTCCTGACGAATGTATGCCACAAATAGAGAGCCCTGACGGAAAAAGAACTCCATCTGAAATCCTTCTCAATCCTGCAGCAGTAATCAGTAGAAAGAATATATCTCAGCTTTATGAGACTTCACTGAGTAAGTGTGTTCTAAAGATATATAGTATCTTAAAGAGCAAGATGGATCTTGGAAAGGTTTCAGAGGCAAAGAAATTTACTGAAAAGTACTACGGAAAGAAGTTCACAAGTATGTCTGACGAGGAGTTCTCTGAATACTTTAAGTCTACTGACGTATTTGGATTTAAGTTAGAAGTAGGTTTTTACTCTAAGATTTCTTATGATACTCTTGTTGAATGGATGAATGAGCTTGGGGTCAAGGACACTGACGTAATCTTCTGTCCAGACGTAATCATTGCTGAGACTGATAAAGGTATCCAAGGATTCTCTCCAAAAGACTATGTTCCAAAGGCTGGAGATCGACATAGACTTCACGAGTTGGGGTACGTTGAGGGAGAGTCTGTTACGGGTCTTTCTTATATTAAGAAGCTATCACACTCTGCTGACTATACTGGTAAGGTAACTTCAAGTATAGACACTAAAGATGAAGACTCTATCTTTGGTAGAGGACGTTATAGAAAAGGTGGCGGACAAAGTATTGGAGAAATGGAGCTAGATAGCCTTCTCGCAATGGGAACAGAAAAGTTCATTGAGAACGTAGAAAAGGATGGAAGCAATGACTTGAGAATGATAAATATGGTCACTGCAACTGGGTTCATATTCAGGGATCCGGAAGGAAACCTGATTCCATCTACAGACAACTCTAGAGCGAGGGCTCTAAGGGAGTTAACAGAAAATGCATAATCAAACTAGGTACGGATATTTTTCCGTACCTACTTTTTTTGGGCAAACGGACTTATTATTGGGATTATTTGAATTTGAGTATATGAAAACTTATTTGAAGTTACTCCAAGACGTATTGGAGAACGGTGAAGAAAGAAAAGATCGTACAGGTACAGGTACACTAAGTGTTTTTGGAAGACAGCTTAGATTTGATCTATCGAAAGGATTTCCGCTCGTAACTACAAAGAAAATACATTTCAAATCTGTGGTTTATGAGCTTCTGTGGTTTTTACGTGGAGACACAAACATTAAGTACCTGAATGAGCATGGAGTTCATATTTGGGACGAATGGGCAGACGAACGTGGAGATCTTGGACCAATTTACGGAGAGCAATGGAGAAGGTGTCCAAATCACTTGCCATCACACTTCTATGATTATGAATATGACGATTGTCAGACTTACATTGATCAAATTAGTTCAGTTGTAAATAGTTTGAGGAATAATCCAACCTCAAGGAGACATATAGTAAGCTCCTGGAACGTAGGAATGTTGGACATGATGGAACTTCCACCATGCCACATCTTATTCCAGTTCTATGTAAGTCATGGAAATAGACTAAGTTTGCAGCTATATCAAAGAAGTGCAGACTTATTCCTAGGAGTTCCATTTAATATTGCTTCCTACTCTCTTCTCCTAATGATGATGGCTCAAGTAACTGGGTACGAACCTTACGAGTTCATCCATACATTTGGAGATACTCATATATACCTAAATCACATTGATCAGGTTAGAGAGCAGCTGAGTAGAGAACTAAGAGGACTTCCAAGGGTAGAGTTGAACAAAGAAATAGATTCGATTTTTGATTTCAAATATGAAGACATAAAGTTGGTAGGATATGATCCACATCCAACGATTAAAGGAGATGTATCGGTATAAAATATATGGAAACAAAATTTATTCAAAAAACTAGTGAGATTACCCTCCCAAATGGGAACAAGATTGATGGGTACAGGTATGATGACGAACTTATCCTGTATAATATCGGAGATATTTGCAAGGCTATTGGTAAGATAAGGAATGTAAGTAATGTGAAGGGAGAGGACTTCCTTAGAGTACAGATGATGAGGAATACGACAAAAGGAACGAGAGTTCCTTGGTTCACGGACAAGTACGGACTTGTGGAAATAATTATGAAGACGAGAGGAAGTGGATCAGGGGATTTGAAGAAATTCATTGTAGACAATATAGATAAAATTTAAATTGGGTATATTAGGTACCAATTAAGGGGGGGACCTAAGTTGAACTTAGGTCAGGTATTTATTCAGTATATAATAGTAATAACATGTAACTATGGAAAATAAAGTAGAAGTATTTAATAATGCGAGTTTTGGTATTCTTAGGGTAAAGGTAATTGGAAACGATATATTTTTCAGGTACCTAGATGTATTGGAATGTTTGGATCTTACTAGTAATCCCTCAGTTGTTAAGAAGAGACTTACAGAATCTGGATTTTTGAATAGAGAGGTAGAGGAGGGTGAAGATGGAATCTGTAGGCCAGTATCATACATATCTGAGCCAAACTTCTATCGATGCGTAATGCAGAGTAAAAAGCCAGAGGCTGAGAAATTCCAAGATTGGGTAGTAGAAGAGGTTCTACCTTCTATTCGGAAGCATGGAGCATACATGACTAAGGAGAAGTTAGTAGAGATATATAATGATCCAAGGGAAATGGCCAAACTATTTACAGAATTGGCCGACGAAAGGGATTTAAGGATTGCTACTCAAAAAGAGCTTGAGGTTGCTAAACCAAAGGCTGAGTATTACGACAAGATCCTCGACAGTAAGTATATGCTTACTGCAACCAATGTTGCTAAGAGTTTGGACATGACAGCTCAATGCTTGAATAAGATTCTTCTAAAGTTAGGAGTAACAATGCATCTTAGCAAGAACAAGGAAAATCCGGCATACGGACTTACATATAGATATAACAATGAGGGATATGGAAATGTAAAGGACGTTCCTGTTTACGGAAAGGATGGAAGTCTAAAGTTCAATGCGAAATGTCTAGTCTATACAGAAAAAGGGAAGGAAATGATTTGCAAACTTCTCCTTGATAAAGGATTGATCAAGACAAATGAGGACGGATCAGTTACAACCAATAAAAATAAAATATCCGAGTTCCTAAAGGAGAAAGAAGATGAGGATTAAAATAGAAAATTTAGGATACATAAAGAATGTAGACTTAGACTTAATTAGTAGGATTACTCTCATACAAGGTGAAGATACATTCAGAGGAAACCTAGTACCCAGAACACTTATGTATATGACGGATAAAGATGGGTTCTGGGCCCACAACTTTGATGGCCTATTTACGGAGGCAAATCTTGATAGAAGAATAGAGATCTCATCGGGGATTTGGAAAATAGAATACATAAGTATGGACTACATAGAAAGAGGAGAGATAAATATGGACATAGTCGAGTTAGACCACGTTCCATATGAAATATCCTCTGGACACTCTTCTGATCTCAGTGAGAAGTATTTGATGGAAACTTTATTCTATCCAGTAAACAGCTACTTAGAAGTAAAGAAGAAAAAGAAGGAAAGGTTAACTATTATAATCAATGAAATAGATCAGTTTGATAGAGATTTTCAAAAACTAATAGTAGACCAAGCAATTAGCAGACTTTGCAACAATAAAGTAGATTTGATAATTTCGTCTAATAGCTCATACATAGAGTTGGCAGTTAGGGAGTATGCTTCTAAGAAGGTAGGTCTAGATAAAGGAGTAAGAAAGGACTTTCTGTCAATATACAATATAAAAGATGGTATTTCAAGTCCTGTTGAGTATAGATTATTATAGGATCTAAAAGGTAATATATGAGAAAAGTAAAAACATATGAAGATATGTACAATATCTTCGGAGACGGTAAGAAATTAAGAAGTAGAGACTATATTGTAGATCTATGCATACCAGAGAAAGTAAATAATAAAGGAAAAGTCATTGGAATAGATGAGAGTTTTTCTGACCAAGTAACCAGCTATTTTGGGGATCCGAATCTACCCTTTGATCGTAGATACTGTAATAGAGTCTTAAAGTGCCTCCATAGGTCTCTGAAAGAATATTTTAGTAGTGGTCCATTCTGTATAGATGACTTCAATAATGATAAGTCAGGAGTACTATTAAAGCATTATGATATTCTGATGGAATACCTAGAAAGTAATGCTGAAGAGTCTATTTATTGGGGGTCAATATGGTACATGGTTAGAGACATAGTTAATAAGTTTATTCTATGCCTAAATCCATATAAAAGGTACATAATTGAAAAAGAAGAGATTCCTAATAAAATAAATTCCCTCTTCAGTGAGTCCATAGGTTACTCTGATGGAATACTTGAAGTATTTAAAAATAATCCGTGGATGCATGAAATGAGGAAAGATGATCCGGAAGTGGAGAGGATTTTCAGAATTACTTTCGGTGGAGACAGGGAAAAGCTGTTACATATGGCCATTGTCCTGTCACGTTCTTATTCTCCCGTAATTGGTGACTATGAAATATCATTAGAAGTGGTTAGGTACCTATCAGACCTCAGTACCTATGGATTCTTCTGTGGACATTTGCCGAGAGAGGTCTGGTTAGTAATCTCAAAAATAATGCAAAGAATGATAATAAATAAATATCCAGATAGTTATTTCAAACCATTAGTATAATAAATAAAAGTATGATAAAAATAGAGGAAAGACGAGGCATTATTAAGATGCTTAAAGAGTTTGAAAAAGATGAAGTAGAATTAACAAACGATCTTCTCACTGTAGATCTTAATTTTCCAAAGTTTGAAAACGAGGAAGGGAAACTTATTGGGATAGGATTTCCGAATGGGGGAGATAAGTACTTCGTTGAATCTTCTTTCGGGGACCTATATTCTGGGGATAAAAAATATACAGAATCAATTGGAAGGTGTTTATTACTGTCAACAAAGAAATTCCTCAACGACCTTATTCCGGGAGAGGACTTCAATACAATAGGTAAGTTTGACAGTACTAAAAAATTGTCCTCTATAACTGATAGATATGATAGAGAATTATCTATATTCCTCTCTGGAGATATTGACGGATCAATTGAGTGCAGTATCCATAAGATTCAGGAATTATCAAATGACTTAGTGGAATATGTATGTAGGTATATTAATCTGATAAACTGGGGAGGTGACAATGTCAAGGTAGAAAATGTTCCAATTGATGTGGCAACATTCTTTTTAGATTTGAAAGACCTATCTACACATATCGACCTAAGACTTTCAAGTAGCCACAGCATGTTGAGTCGATTAAAGTTTAACTTGACAGAAACAGAAAAGGAGATCCGGAGCATGTCGAAGGAACATATCGATGATAAGAAACTTCTCCACAAAGCAATTATGGAATTCAGTTCTAGGAAAAGTTTGAAGGATAAGTATGGATCATCCTTAGAAGCTCTGGACATTATAAGTGATTACCTGAAAAATAGAGATGATATTGGAAAATTAGGGGAGACTATATATAAAGGAACCTTTAACGTAATCCTATCACTAATAGGGGACATATACACTAGAGAGATAGTAAGCGATTTCTTTAAGAAAGTTCTTAGTACCTCTGTAATCAAGTATGTAAAGAAACCGATAGAGGTAGAAGCCATTCAACTATCAAAGGACAATCAAGAAGAAGTACATAATTTTGCTGGGAAGTCACTTACGTTCAATAAGTACGGAGCAGTTATAAGTACCCTAGAGGGAGAAATGAGTTGCGAGTTTGGAGACTATATTATCAAAGGAGTAAAGGGAGAGTTCTATCCTTGTAAGAAAGAGATCTTTGAAGAAACATATAATTAAAGTATGAATATAATAACAATAGTTCCAGTAGATAGGGAGAGAAAAATTCTCCCTATCAATCAAGTATCAGTAAGGTTTTACAACACCTGTATTTATCTATCAAAAAGGAGTGTTACTGTTGTTCCAAAGGGTCTTTTAAAAGAGGAAGATGAGAGAGGAAGTAAGGTTGTCCTCCCAAGAACAGATTCTACTGATATGCCCGTAGAAGAGGTAGGAGACATACTTAGTAAGGTCGACTATTTCTCGGAAGACGTTTATGTATTTGCAGATTCTTTGTTATTTGATAGATTTTCAAGGATATCCAATTCAATTATTGTATATAAACACGATATTTATTGTAGTGACTCAGATCTTAGGAGATTAGATATTGACGTGGAAAAATTTGAAGAACTGGCCCGTCACGGCAAAAATCTTACAGCAGATAGGAGAGAGTTAGAGTACCATAGGAGAATTAAATACTCCCAACTGGAGTATGACTTGGTAATCGCTCTTTCGGGAAAAAATATTGAAATGGGAAGATTCATCCATGTGATTAATAGATTAGATCTCTGCAAGGCTATATGCGGGGACTGTAGTGATATAGACTATATTATTAAGTCTGCTGGGGAAATGGTATTGCGAGAAATATCCGGTAATGGAGGTATGACGATCAACCCATCAATGGTCACTAAAGAGCTTGATCTCGTACCGAGCTTTGGATATAAAGATGTAGTACTAAATAAGGAGGACTATGTAGATCTAGATAGAAAAGACGCAGAAATCATAGGAGATACTCTTTATATAAGATACAATCATACAATACCTCTCCAATACACCTCGGAGTGTGGAGGATCAATCTGGAAAAAATCTCATCTTATTGATTTTCTATGTAAGAAGAATAGAGAGAAAATTGATAAAGTTTAGTTAGTATGAGAATATTTGGAATAATGGCCGCAGATAAGAACTGGGGCATAGGGTATAAAGGTGGTCTCCCTTGGGATAGGATTCCGGAGGATATGAAGTTCTTCCAGGAGAAAACTATGTATCATCCAGTAATTATGGGGAGGAAAACAATGGAGTCTCTCGGAAGTAAGTTCCCATTAGAGGGTAGGGCCAATATAGTGTTATCAAAAACCCTAAAAGATCCGGGAGATGATAGTTACTTTGTTGAAAGAGATTACTTAGATGCCTTACACAGGGCTTGGGTTACATCAGGAAAAACCCTAGAATATACTGATGTATTTGTCATAGGAGGTAAAGAAATATTTAAGTTATTTATTCCTCTAATGTATGGATTCTATATCTCTATAATAGATGGAAAATTTGAGACTGACACAAGATTTAATCCATTCGATTACATGGATCTTCTTGATTGGACTTCATCAGATACCCTAGAAAGCAAACAATCATTTGATATCAAGTACGTCGACTTAAATTTTAAAAGGATAGATCAAATAAATGAGTATGTTCGTCGGGATATTGTTATATCCGATGGAGGCGGAAAATTTAAGACAATTCCTTGCCAAAAATTGGACGTGAACTTAGTAATGGATAAAGAGAGGACTTTACCTCCAACCAGTAGAAATGCGGTATCTGCAAAGGAGTTAATGGATTACTATGGGGTTAGTTGCATACTAAAGGAGAGGTCTGGATGGTATCCAATTGATTATGTTTTTGATATAGAAAGAGACTTTTTCTACTCATTCAGCAGTGACCAACTCATAATGGAAAACGTAATTCACAGAGGAATGATAAATCCAGAAGAAATACGTAAAAATATAATCGAAAAGAGGAAGTAAGATGAACGAAAATGAAATCTCAGTGAAAGAGCTTAAGGACTATTTCAATACTCCATCAGTTGTAGATGAATACTTAGACGAGTTATACAGTAAAACTGTATTTAATATAGATGAATCTCACTTCTACAATATCGGAAGTACTGTTGAAAATGCCTTGTTAGTTAGTGATGAAGAATTGCCTGGATTTCCGGAGATCGATAGAGAGGACATTAGGGAAATTATAAAGAAAAAATAAAGAATTGAAAGATATCAAACAAAATCCTAAGGATCATATTTACGTGGGTGGTAAAGTGTCTGTAAGGGAATTGAAAAAGTACTTTGGAGTAAATTTAGTCTCATATGGGACTTGTGGGGATTCTCTAAAAAATACAGAAGTAATTTATATAGCTACAGACAATCATTTTTACCTCCTTGGGAGTTTTTTTATAATAAGTAAGGAGAAGATCCCTTACCATGACTCGGAAGAAATTAGTAAGAATGAAATATTAAAATCCATAGTGAAGGATCTCCATAGGAATACCTACTTTGCAGATGAGATTATGGATGCATATGGTCTAGATGAACTCCTTGATAGTAATGGATCTCAAATTGGGCGATATGACAAAATAGACCTAACTGGAAATACCCTAATCAAAGAATATTCTAGTAGATACTCCTGTACGGTGATAAATAGGAATGATCATATTCCAGAAAATTACTTTGAGTTAAATAGTGTTGACAAATTAATGGAGAAGTTTATTATAGAGAAATGGGATGGATATTCCGGACAAGAGGTCCGAACAATTCCAGAAAAGAATAAGGAGGAAGAGACTGTTGAGGAGAACAACCCAATATCCCCTTCATACTATGAATCAGATAAGATTAAATTGAGAGATGTTCTTGATCAAAACTTGTCTAGAGTTAAGGATGGAACATTAGCTTTTTATCTTGGAAATACCTGGAAATATCTTTGGAGATGGGATAGAAAAGAAAATCCTATCCAAGACCTTAACAAGGCTAAAAAGTATATTGAATTTGCAGTTGATAGGTTGGAGGAAATTAATTCTGGTGAGAAGAGTACAGATAACGAAACGACTGATCGGGTCCCTCCAGTTGATATCAAAGATTTGTGGAAGATGTATAGATAATTGAATAGTGGAGACTTAGTTCTCCACTTTTCTTCTTACCTTTGCAGTATGGAAAAGATAAGTAATATACTCTTCCCGATACTAAATCACAACGATAAGGTTGAATTCACTCTCGGAGAAGGAGAGGTTCTATCCGGAAGAATAGTAAAGAAACTGTTCCCCGGATATAATTGTAAGTATACAGGAATTGGAAGGATGAGATATGTAATACAAGATCCAAAGGACAGAAAACATAATTGGATAATTCACGAAAATCAAATATTAAAAGAGAATGGAAGAGAATTTAAAAGAAAGAGTAGAAGCTCAACTGGAGGGAAATGAGAAGTACACAATTGACCTAAGTGATAGGAAGGTGGTTATATTTTGTGGAGATACATATAAACTAGCAAATGTGATCCCTCAGTTTATAATGGACTGTAGAAGCAGAAAGTGTAGTGATAATGAGGAAATATCTCCATTCAAGCTAAAGTATTTCTTACCGGAGAAGGATATTAAAGAAGAGGGTTCAGGAGATGAAATAATTCAATTCCCAGATACAAGATCAAAAGTAAATAGATCAATATTGTCAGGTAAAACTTCCTACAGTTTCTTTAGAGATATTGAATATGGGAGATCAGCATATGAACAAATAGATTATATAGATTATCTAATAGGAAAGTTTAACTGGTGGAATATTTACTCGGATAAAATTCTTGTATCAACTCATAGTCCATATGTACTAAACTATATGAATGTGATTATGGCCAGGGATCAAGGACTTGCTAAGAAAATATCTGGATACTACGTATCTGATGATATTGTCCAGTGCCTAGACAGTACCTGCAATGTAACCGAAAGGAGGATACTAAATACTCTTGATCTATCTGAACCTATGGAATATATTTGGGAACTTTATGATGAGATAAAAGTATGAAATACGACATGGAAAACGACGTGGAAATCTATGATAAGATTATGGAGAGACTTTTCAAGGACGAAACTGAATTTCACATCCTTGGAGAGGATTCTATAATTAAGAAATTCTACCTCTGTATCAGAAATAATGAAAAGGTGGTCACAATAAGCGAGATGTTCGATGAACGTACACATCAATATTCTGGATTATTAGACACTAATCACTATGATAAGAGTGGGTTAGATATATGTTACCATAAAAACAACGTAGGAGATTCACTGTATGGAAAAATAGGTGACGGACTATCAATCCCAAGGGAGTTGATACTATGTGATGATTGTACAGCTGAGGTTTTCCGACAGGTAGGTAATGTGAATGATAGATTTACATTATTCCTTAGTGTTTTAGAATCCGATGAAGAGGAGAAATCAAACGTAAGATTTATTGTAAAATATATTGGTTCATTTTATTTAACAAATACAGTAGAAGTATGAATGAAAAATTGATTCTTAGGAATGTAGTAGAAGGATGTGATGAATACGAAATAGATCTCAGCAAAAGGATCTATATGTTCTCCAGCCTACGTGAATATAGTTTATGTGACTTTGTAATGGATAAGTTGGATAAGATTCGTAGGAGTACATCCAAGCTATTTGTTGATGATCCGAAAGAGGGAGAGGACTTAGATTATTTGGGAAATAGTGAGTTTACTTATATAAATGGTAATTATACAATAACCCTAAATAAGAATGGTAGAATTATAAAGAGAAACGGTGAGGATATTTCCTATTACTTTAGTGGGACTGACCTGAAAGTATTGGGATCATATAAGGTAGATTACTTTGGAATGGGAAATATAATGATTAGTTACCTTGATTGGGATGGTTCTGCCGGAGGTGACATAAAAAACTCTTACTTATACCTAAGTAATATTGAATCTATGAAATCTCCATATGAACAGATGGATCAGATAGACGTAATATTCAAGATAGTCATTAACAATCCAAACTGTAAGGTATTCTTCTCTACAGTTAGTCCATATGTAGTAAACTACTTCAACGTTAATTTACTAAGATATTATGAGGAGTTGGGGGACAAATTCTCCTACTACCAGTTTAATGATGAGATGGACGAAAAAACTGGAAGAATTAATATCTGGAAATTGAATTCTGTATGTAATAAATCAGGAAGAAAATTTGCAGATACTATGGACCATAGTGATATAATGGAGTTAATAAGAGATGAGTATTTTCTAGAAAGAGAATTGTATAATAAAAGAAATAATATAGAACAGAAATGAACAGTAAAATTCTTTATGGTGGACTAATATCTGTCCAGACTATAATGTATAAGTTCAAAGATGACCCTAATAGAGAGGATGCGATGATGAATGCATTAGAAACTCTGGAAGGGTGTAACAGTCTATACAAAGACTCTATAGACATTCTAACAAGTAAAGATAGAAATGTTTGTGTAACGGAAAGAGAAATTAGGACGAATAATGGGACTGAGTTAGTCCTTACACAAAGGATAACAATAAAAGGTCATGGAGAGGGAACTGTAATAAAGATAGCCTCAGTTAGGGATGGAAATATTCTAGTTTCAGAGGTACTATCCAGAGAGGTAAGTCGTAACTTTCTACTTCTATGTAGTGTATATTATCTAAATCTCCTAATAGACCCATTTATAGTCGACCATTGCAAAAACGTTCTAGAAAAAATTGGGTACGACTTCAATTTTGATTATTTAAAGTCAAAATTAGGAGAAATAATGAGGACAAAAGTAGATTTTAAAGTAGGTAAGGAAATAATATCCTTATTGAATACGATAGAAATGATGAATAGAACATTAATTATGATACATTTGTCAGGAGGAAATATGAGATACAGGAGAAACCTGTTCGATAAGATAAGTAATGGTAGGCAGTTGAGCATGTCATTTGATAGTGACAAGAGATACTTCTTCCTCAATGAGAATGACCGAGATGTTTCGGGATTTATAGATAACCTTAACTTCTCACAAATGTACAATAATGAATACGGAGTAAACTGGATCCACTCTGATGGAAAGGACCTAGTTCTCGACTTTAGTTATGGAATGGGGGAGGCCAGGTTCAAGCCATTAGGATACAATCCAGACTATAACATCTACGTATATGTATGTGAGGACATTTATCTTAACGGAAGGAGAAGACTTCTCTCACTTTCTATTGGTGAGTCCGGAGTAATCTTCTACTTTAATTTTCCGAGATTCATAATCGACAAGAGTGAGGACAAGAACTCAATTCTGAGAACAGGTGATCTAGAAATATTCGGAAATAAGAGGGACGGGTATCTTATAGGAAAACTAAAGGAAAAGCAAGGATTCATAGAGTATGAAGCAACAAATCCGAAGATGAATTTCTATGTAATGGAGAGTACTGAGATGGATTTCGGTGAGTATGTCAATGCATTCGGAAACATTATGAATGTTGGAGGAGAATACTGCGACACTGAGTACCTCAAGGATCTACACTTAGAGGGAATTATTCCTTATATGGGTAGGATATTTTACGTAGTGACTCGTGAAAATGGAGATGATGGGACGATCATAGAATATAACCCATCGAAATTAGAGAGTAAAGTTATAGCAAAAGATTATGTAGGAAGGCTATTTACTAGCCTACTTTGTGGAGAATATATTGGAAAGAAGTCAACTCGTCCACAGAGACCAGTTTTAACTGGCGGATACTACAGTCACATAAATCACCCTATCTTTGGATAATTAATAGTAGAGTAAGAAAATGGAAAAAGAAAAAATTGAATTAACTGCTATATATGACAGTAGTAGCATACTATCGGAGAAATATGCCAAACCTTTCAGTAAAGAAATTTCCCCATACGATTTTCCAGACTTCACTGACAAGGAGTTAGTTGTAAAAAGTAAGTCAGAAGATGGGAAGATCGAAGATCTAGAGTTCTTAAGTGGGGACGGAAAGAACATTATCGCAAAACTTGACTTCGGATTAGGAGAAGCCGTATTTAAGCCATATGGAACTCACGATAGTTTGGGTGGACTTCTATATTACTGTCGAGACATTTCGATAAATGGAAGTAATGGACTATTCATCTGCATACTACTTAATGGTCTAAATGAGATCTGGATAGGAATAGACGAACTTCTGTTTGAGGAGTATCCATACTACTTTGATGATCCGGAGTGGAACGAGAGGTGCAGCAACAACTGGGATGACGACGATGATGATTATTATGATGATGAGGAAGGCTACTACGACGACGATGGGAATTATATAATAAATCCTTGGAAAAACGATAGAGGTAGAATAGACATGATACTGGACTGTGAAGAATTCCAAATATTAGACATGAGGAATCACGACTGTGCAGTGGTCGTATATAAGAACGATCGAAGAGTAGATATTATACCTCGAAAGTCTATACGAAATATATCAGGATTGGAAATTACTCAGGAAGAGGCAAAAGACATAATGATTGACATATTATCAGTAGATGAAGTAGATATATCTTCAGATAATGAGTTTGTTTGCGGAGAATCGAATTATAAGCTATACTATACAGTTGAGTTTTGTAATAGAGTTTATTACGTCCTAGAGAATATTGATGATAATGAGTCCGACCGACTGATAATAGAGTCTGGAACTCCATCAGGATCCCGAATAGTTAAGTAAGAGGAAGCACAGATCGGTGGCTAAAACCCTTTATTAATGATGACACTAAGAAAATAATAACAATAATAAAAGAATATAATGAACTTAGAAGTAACATTAGTAAAGGTAAAAGCTATCCAAGATACGAGCATAGCAGATTTTTTGTCAAGAGCACGTTTCGTTGATGTGGAGGATGATTCAAAGGCGATGGCCTATCTCACAAAGTTCTTGAAGGATAACCTAGATACGATCTCAATTGCGGTATCTGATAAGGTCTTTGTAAATAAACTTAGGAATAAAGACACGTTTACTCTAACTGAGTTCTTGTGCACTAAATTCATCTTAGCAATGTCGGGAATAGATATTTGGTACTATCAAGTATCTGACAACGAAGAGAATGGATTTGATCTTCCTAATGGGATGGTTGAATACATCTTACAGGACACGACATCATTCAGTAAGTCTTTCGTACCTTTTGCAACCAAGATGACAAGGTCTATAGATGATGCAAGATCTTGGACAATCTACGATACGATAAAGGGAGACTATGACTTCTTCGAGAGTGATCTGTTCAATGGAATAGATAATCCAATGTCAAGGATGATCCAGTTGGCTAAGGATTCTGAGGAAATGGGAAACAGATCCCCAGAACTTGGAGTGACGGAGTATCTGTACCAGATGGTAAAGTTCCTCGGTAAGGACATTAAGATCCTAACAAATAAGTAAAATACGTCACCCATTCACACAGTTTTGTGGGTGGGTGACTATCTTTTTTATCTAAAATCTATTCTTATGACATTAAAAGAAATACTGATAAGGTTGAACAATGACCTTACAAAGCTAAATAAGAATGAACCGACTATAGTGACTTATAATAACGGGTTGGAGTTTAGGCAAGTTGGGCTAACTCTTATGCTGGACTATTTGAATCCATACTTCTTAGTTAAGAAAGGATTTAAGTTTGGGATACTTACTCAGCAAGGTCTCAATTCTCTCATGTATAATGCTCAGCAATTGATTGTTGACAGCATGATAAATAGTGGGGACATTAACTTGAGTCTGACAGAGATGTCTATTACTTTCTATAAGTATTTCGGGATCTCCAATCCGAATCTAGTTGGCCCACAGAAATTCAAAGAGCTTGTTCTAGTCAATGTAACTTCTAGTTGGATAGCTAAGCTGTACTGCAAGTTCTACAACAACAACACTAAGATATTATATAAGTCTCTGTTTGGGAAGAAGGGAAAATAAAATGAACCTAGATGAAAAGGATCTAGATAGTATAAGAAAGATAGAGGCAGGTGGAAAGATTTATTTCAATGTAAAGGATTTATCAAAAATAATAGGGAACCCTAATACAAATAATCTAATAAAAGGGGTAGATAGAGAAAGCGTAATAAAAGAAACTATAGATAGGCATAGAGAATTGTTTATAGATAGCTTCGGACTAATCTCTATATTTGTTAAGTCGAGATATGAAGATATATCCAGGAAGTCAGATCAGGTATTTCAGTATGTATGCAATAAAAACTACCTTGAGGGGGGGTACTTAGATTGTACCTATGATCCCCCCCTAGAAGTAGTAATTAGGCATAAGAGCAATTTTAATACGGAGTTCATCGATAAGAATCTTCTTCCAATTCTTTATGGACTGATGGATGTAGGGGGGAATTATATTCCTATATATAATACGAATGCCCGTTTTCCGTTGTTTAGTATAACAGAAATATCAAACGTATTCTCTATACCTACAAAAAACCTTCTTAGTAAGATCAGCATTTGGAATAGGGATAAGATGGTAAAGACGGACTCAGCTACCGGGAACAGATTCTCTTGGTTTACTGGTATAGTGGGCGTACTTGAAATTATTATGAAAGTTAGAGATAACAATGAGAGTGATAGAAATAGAAAAATATTCAATACTTTAATAAAAATTGTACGAGATGAACATAATTGAGAAATCATTTTCTAGCAATGAATTTTCTAAGTTAGGAACAGCGATATTAGAGGACGGGACAGTAGTATTTTCACTGAATGATCTAATAAGAATACTTGAAATATCAAACCAGACCTCATTAAAGAGTAGATTGTCTGGTCAAGGAATATATAGCTTGACAACTGAAGGCGGATTGGGTACGTATGTAGATGAGGGTAACATGTACTCATGTATCTTTCAGAGTAGAAAGCCAGAGGCCGAGAGATTCCGAGATTGGGTTACTAGAGAAGTTCTCCCATCTATTAGGAAGCATGGAGCATATATTACTGGAGAGAAGCTGGAAGAGGTCCTCAGTGATCCTCAGAAGATGATTGAAATCCTTACAGACCTAGTTAATGAAAGGAAACTTAGAAAAGATGCCCAGAAGGAACTTGAGGAGTCGAAGCCTAAGATAGAGCACTACGACAGGATACTCAGTAAAAACGAGATGATGACTGCTACTATGCTGTCAAGGAGCTTTGGAATGACTACCCAGAAGTTGAACAAAGTCCTCTTGAAACTTGGAATCATCAGAAAGCTGTCAAGAGGAGGGAGTTCCTATGGATTTACGTACAAATATGAAAATGAGGGATACGGAAACTTAAAGGACATCCCAGTGTACAATCCCGATGGAACTTTACGATTTTACGCAAAATCACTAGTGTTTACTGAGAAGGGGAGGGAGTTTATAAGCAATCTCCTATTCGATAAAGATCTTATACTGTCAGATGGCAATGGTTCAGTAGTTCAGAACGACAAGAAAATAAAGGAACTCCTAAAGTAATCACCAAACCAAGGGTACATTTATGCCCTTGGTTACTTTTTTTTTGCCTACTTTAGAACGTTGTTCTGGTTAACACTTGATTATTTCCGTAACTACCAGACTATCAATTACTTACGATGAAAAACGCATGCAATACCCGGGC